GTCTTCTCTAGGGGAAACCCCCCAATCCACTAGCTTACGCTAGAAACCTGATCTAAAACCAGGACCCTAGGTTCGGCCACGCCAAGGCGTAGCCGAATTGGGTGTGCGGAGCGGAAAACCGACCTCTAAGATGCTCATGACCCCCGGAGGAGTCGCTAAGCTCAGAGTTTAACGTGGCCACAAGGGCCCCGCTTGTCGAAATAACCGCCTCTACTGCTCTAACGCTTCTGTATTTGAAGCGGTAGCCGGCCCAGCCACGTCCACGGTTGTGGAACGTGACTGACGGGACTGCTCTGTCGAAGTTCTCAATGAACCCGACGTCACCAAATCCTTCTGGGATAAGGTGGCGGTCTCGAGGCTTAACTGCATGATAGCAGCGTAGCCATGCCGGAAGAAAACGACTATCGCAACTATCGCCACCATTACGGTGGCGACTATAGCGACGGATCGCATTAGCGTAGATATAACAGACTGTATCGATGTCATGGTGTTTAGCTCTCAAATAGAAGGGCCGAACGTTAATGCCATCGAACCAGTCTGTTCCGCAACTCTCATGAAAACGACCTTTGCCAAAGGTCTTTTCACGGTTCACACTGAACCCTAAGAAGTTCAGTGTTCTCTCCACGAGTTCCATAGCTTCAAGAGGAAAGATCAAGTCATCCCCATAAACAGCCACATCCCTGGGAAGGGACAGGCTATCGAGGACGGAAGTGACAATCCCTGCGAAGAGCAGGGTTTCCAACTCAAAGGTGTACCCGTTTCCCATGCTTGACCATTTTTGCAAATGGACAACTTCTCCGTTAACTTCGGTAGCGTCAACTCTGGCAAGCCAAAGAAGATGCGCCCACCGTTCGGGAAGGAGCGACCAAACTGCCTCGCGGCAGATCGTATCGCTAGCGCTGGAAAGATCCATCGTGCAGAGACCACGCCGGGAGGCGTGGGCAGCTTTTAGCTGATTATTCTGCTGAGATGAAAGGTCGAGACCAGCAACGCGCAATTTCTCACGAATGAGAGCACCGATGCCCAGCTGGGCAAAGATGTTAAGATCGGGTTCAATACAGATAACCCGGTCAATTTTCGCGTTTTTGGGAACAGTCGTCAATCGAGAAAAGTCCCTGACGCGAACGTCAGGGGCACCATCTCTCCACCCAGAGGGGAAGGAGGGGTGGGCTCGGAAAGACAACAGCCTAGAGGTAACGTCGATAGTACGACGGGAATACTTCTTACCCTTCGTTACAACGCCCTTAAGCGAGGTCGTAGCGCCCGGGCCAAATCGCATTTTCTCCTCCGTAAATCGGAGATCGGCTCGCGTTAGCGGGCCGAGCCATGATCGGATATTCTCACGGGCGCCATGAAGGGCTCGGAGAATATCTTTGTCAGGGATATCCCGACTTTCATTCATGAGAGAGATGCGTTCATTGGCTTGGCGGCATGCTTCCTCGGCCGCATAGAACTTCTCGAGGGCCCGACCTGCTTTGTCGTAAGACGTAGGCAGGCGAGGGTTCTTCTGAAGGAGCGAGGTCACCAGATAGTCATCAGCGAACTGATGGTGGTTATCGTAGTGATTCGGCTGAGTTTCAAGGCTCAGCAGTTGATCGAACTCCCCGGCAGCAGACAGCAGTGAAACTGTTAGCGACCTAGGGGTGTCGATCTCCTCGCAGATCGCATGCGTGATACTCAACTCAAGCCTCAAAAGCTTATTTGTGGTCATAACTGATCCTTATGCACCCTAACGGGATGCGATGTTGAGAACCCTGACGAGTCAGGGTTGACGTGCAACCTCTGCTATCAATACAGAGGATCCAAGTCCTTAATAACGCCGCGGATTTGGGCGTTATCGAGGGCATTGGCGACGAACGCGGCCAGGTCGGCTCGTTCGGTAGCAGTCATCACTTCGGGCATGACAAAGTAACCTTTGAACATGCCAGTGTATGCGACAGTCGAGATGCCGTTCACAGTGGAAACCACCGGGAATTGCAACTCGACATCTACGCGGTTCGTAGGCCGTGAGGCAGAAGCGCTGCTCAAACCAATCTTCAAGCTCTTGTAACCGGCAGAAACTGCCGATGTCTTTTCGCTGAAGACGGACTGATCGGGCGCCACGCGCATTGGGGCGAAAGAACGAGCGACGGGAGTCGCGAGACCATCATTGATGGTCAGGGGTCCTGTAATTTGGGACATGATATACCTCAAAGAGTTAACGCAACTGCTTTAGTAGCGCTATATCGTTCACCAGAGACAACATGTTTCTGGTGGGTTTAGGACTCGGCCAACCGATCGCAAGATCGGAGGACGTACCTAGACGAACACGTGAATCCGTCTTGTACAAAGTGGCGCCAAAAGCGCCAATAGACAAGTACTCGTTCGTGGACTTGTAGCCACGTTGAACAACGAGGTCCTTAACGCCGACCAAGGCGTCAAAGGACGACAGCCAGTTACCAACAGGAATAACCTGATCGATAACAAAGCTGTAAGGAATCAGCTCCCATGCAAGGAGCGCCGGGTTCGTGATGCCAAGTTGTGCCAAAGTCTTATTAGTGGACGATGACACGACGAAGCGTGCGCTAGCTTCGATGCTAACCGTCTGAGAATGCTTCCGAGTGTAGGCATAGCTGCCGCCATCGTAGCGATTACTCACTTCTCGACTTTCGTCAAGATCGGCTTGAGAAGAGGCATGAACATACATCGGGATGCCCTCGTTAACCTGGGTGGCTAACGCGGAAGCGGCCCCGTATATGTCTTGCAGGACGGGTTTCCACCCATACTGCAGCTCAAGCCAACGGTTCGCCATGGTTCGTTCCTGCTGTGTTCTCGGCCTCATCAAAGAGGCTGCGATATTCGAGAAGGCGAACCCTGGACGAAGCGCACGGAAAGCAGTCCTTATGTCTTTGGCCAGCTTGCTGACCATCGACGAGGTCTGTTGGATCTCTGCCACTGACTGCAAAGCGTTCATGGTCTGACTTTTGATCATCGCACGTAGCTTTTGGTCGCAGGTAGTGTGAGAGAAACTAACCGATGTACCAAAGGCCCCTGTCGCATACAAAGCCGACAAGGGTCCTCGGTAGTTCCATTTCCGAAGACGGAAGTCCGTCATAGGAGCCCACGTGTCGTACGTAGTAACAACTCGCCCAGTAGCAGACGCGAAGGGGTCGGAGGGGAAGGGACGTTTAACAGAGTCAGGTATCTCAACTCGCTGAGCGAGCGTAGGGAACCAATCTGAATTAACGAGCCTCCACTCTCCGGTCTCCTCGTCGAGCCAGCGGACTTGTTCGTACTGTGTTTCGATCGTGAACTTAGTGGCCATGGTTTTAGCGGATAGAAGGGAATCCGAAAGAGGAGCGGAATGCT